CAGGATCGAGGGGGCATTGTTCGCGTAGCACAGCAACGCGCAATTGGACACCATGAAACCATAAGCGGCGGTGCCGCCTTCTGCTCCACTGTTCAACACGGCACCGGCAACCAAGAATTTTTCGACCCCAAACAGAGCGGCCAAAAGTTCTTCGGTCACGATTCCGCGCTGCGTGTATTTGATCCGGTCGAGGATCAACTTGTTGTTGCGCAATGCGTAGAACACGTCATTGGAAACAACGAGGCAGTTCGGCGCGAAACCCGTGTGGGATTTCACGGCAGACTTTTCTTTGTCCACGTCGGCCATCGGGTCGCCGGTCGCGGCATCCCACTTGATCGAAGGAACAATGTCCGAACCCGTCGAAGAACCGGTCCAGATGGAGGCGGTCATGAAGGTGGACATGAACTGGATTTCGCGACGAATCAGGAGGCCCTGTGTCACGAACATGGTGCCGTCACGGTCGAGATCGATAGGCTGATCCGCGTTGGAGCGGGTCTGATCGTCGATGTCGATGTGTTCAGCCCACACGTCGCAATAGTACGTCGGGGTGTTGTCAAGCCCGAAGCCGCCGCCAGCGGATTCCGTGCCGGGAGCGCGTTTTTTCGCGTTCGTGCGGAACCAGAATTCTTTGGTGTAGCTGAAATATCGGTCGGCCTGTTTCATCACCGGGATGTTGGGAAACACCTTGTCAGCAACGAAATCTTTGGCGTCTTGAATGTACGCGATGGACACGTTCGTCAAAGGACGATTGACGTGGACATCTCCTCGGGTTGGTTGCGGCATTTGAATCTCCTTTAAAGTTTAATGCCCTGAGTGAAAAATCCACGCCGTTAGGCAGTAGCTCCCGTGGGTCCAGTGTTGCCGGTGTTGCCGGTTTTGCCGGTCGCTCCGGTTCCGCCCGTGTTGCCGACGATTCCCCAGCCGCCCAAAAGGACGCTGATCGTTTCGCCCGTCGCACCGGCCTGAAGGGCCATGCCAACCGGGTAGGTCGTCGCGGTCGCGGTCAAGAATTTTCCGTCCGTGCCGACTTTCAGCAACGCGCCAACCGCGACAGGTGCCGAGATTTTCGCTTTGGTGATGCCAGCGTTCATCACTTGGCCGACTTCAGCCAACTGAGGGTTATTTTGCAGAACGCCGAGAATCGTTCCACCGGCAGACGGTGCGCCGAGTCCAACGGGACCAACCAGACCGGTTCCGGTCGCGGCCACAATGGCGACGGCGGTGAACTGGTAGGTGGCTTCGACGCTCATGTCGATGTTGGCTTCAATCGTGCCAATGAAAAACAACGGGATCTGGTAAGCGGCATTATCTACGAATGACATCAGATGCCTCCTTTCGCATTTTTGTATTCGGCATACATTTTAGAACCGTCAGCGGTCATCAAAAACAATTCGATGGCTTTTTCTCGGCTCATTCCAGCGGATTTTTTCACGACGCCTTCAGCGGCCTTTTCGATGCGGTCCCACATTTGGTCAGGCGACCCACCGGCAGGGGTTTGCATCGACGAACCGAGTTCGCTGAACAACCCGCCCTTGGACGCTTGTTCATTCAATGCGTCGAAGGATTTGCAGATGCGCTCAAAGGATTCTTTGCCGACCGAATCGGCATCCTTCAATTGCGCCACGATTGTTTCTTGGGGCAATCCAAGATTCTGCCACGCGGCAGCTTTCTGAACCAGTTCACGGTTGCGATCTGCTGCATCGCGTTCCATGATTTTCGCCTCAAGATCCGCCGCCTTCTTCACCAATTCGGCATTGGATTTGAAGACCAACTCGACTTGCTCTCGAACCTTGGGATCGACCTGTGACAGATCGACCGTCGATTCTACTGCTTTAGTCACGGCCTCTCCTTTCGCGCCCACGACGGGCTGTTGTTTATTTGCCGACCGTTCGGGTGGGACAATCCCGCCCTTGGGTTGCGACACTTTTCCTTTGATGGCCATTCGCGCTTCGGGCGGTTTTTGATAACCAAGTTTTCCGAGGTGCGATTTGAAGGCATCGTTGGCGACCTTGGCCGCAGCCGCCATGTGTTCCGGTTTTACTTCCGGGGAATCATTTTCGCCGTCTTTCGCGGCGTCGCCTTGGTCGATTTCCGACCAACCTTCTTTCGGTTCTTTTTCGCCGTCAACGGGTTCGCCTGGTTCGCCGGATTCATTGGCGGCATCCACGCCATCAACGCTTTCCTCGCCTTCCGCACCAACCGGCGCAACGCCGCCTTCGTTTGCTTCCGCTTCCGCGTCAGGGGTCGCGCCCAATTTGAAACCAACGATTTCCAAAACTTCGTGCAGCAATTGCGGGTCGAGTTGATCTTTGAACCCGCCAAGGATGCGAACGATTGCTTTGATTGCTGCATTTGCTTCCTCTGTCAACGGCGTGTCGGTGGTTTCGCCCTGTTCTTGCGCAACGGGTTCGGACGTGGTTTCAGGTGCCGCATCGACCGCGCCCCGGTCGGTGTTGTATTTCTTGATATGGGAGTCGACCTTTTCCATCACCGATTGGTTGCCGTTGGCCATCATACCTTTGACCTTGGCGGCAAACGCTTTCTGTACTTCTTCGGCGGTTTTTTTCATTTTTTCCACTTCTTCATCATCTTCATCATCGTCAGCCGATTTGGTGACAAGGAATTTCCGCTTGATGGCCCCCTTGGCGACCAAACTGATTTCGGACGCTTCGAGATCGTGCAATTGTTTTTTTTCTTTTGCCATTCGATGGACCCTCATAAAAGATTGTGACTCAATTCAGCTTATCGCGCAAGCCCATGCCGCCGACCGAGAACCCGGAGTATTCCCCGGATTCCACTTTTTTCCATTCTTTCGGGTCCGTGATTTTCACGCCAAGCACCCACGCACCCTTGTTGACGACCTGTTTCCCATACGGTCCATCTTCAAAATTCATCACATCCGGGGCGATGAACGACTCGACCACATGGGCCTTCATCTGTGATTGATGGTTGGAACCGACCACCCGGCTTTTGGCCATGTAATTGTGCGCCGTTTTTTCGATTTCCTCAGCCGTGATGATGTCCCCTTGAAGGTCTTCTTCGTCCGGGGTCAATACCACACCGTACACGATTTGCTTCGCGCTATCTGATTTGTGGATCGGCACCAAAATCGAAAGGATTGACTTGGCAACACGTTTCTTGTAACCTGCCAATTCTTTTTTCTGTTTGGCGGCTTCCTCTGAAAGCTCGGCATCGTCGCCGTTCTCAAGGACATCGACCAATTCCTCGTGCTCATCGACGAGGTCTTCGGCTGGTTCGGTCACATCTTCCTTTCGGACCAACCCACCCTGAGAGGCGTATTGGCGATTCCCGGCCCCGCTACTCGGAGCATCAGCCCATGAATAACCAAGTGCTTCGATCGCCAGCAGTAGGTCGTTTGGCGTGTGGGTGCTTTGGGCGACGCGAGGATCGGAGTCGGATGCGGTCGCGGCATCAGGCGTTGCTTTTGAAACAGATGACTTGCCTACAGACACCAAATAATTGCTTTTGGGTCCTGTCCTCGGGCCTCCAACATGGTGGATCGAGGCATATGTCCCGGACGATCGCATCTCTTTTGCTTTCGTCGTCGCGGAATCGCGAGTGTGGTTTGATTCGTGAATCTTCGTCCCATTGAAAAGGTGTTCCTGACCAGCAGGTATCTTCCCGCCCGACTTCGGGCCAGACCCATCGTTTTGTCCCGGAGGTTGGTGGTCCGATATTGAAACGACTTCTGCTCCGGAGGATCCACCTTGACCGCCGCCGCCTTGAGGACCCGAACCCGGTCCACCCTTTTCCACGTCCTCCGGTTCCTCGTAGTCGTCGAACGTGCGCGCTGCTTTTTCATACACCTTGGCTTTGATGACGCTTTCGCCGTTGATCTTGGCCGCGAGGAAACGATGGTGACCGTCCACAACGTGGTATTCATCTTTGACTTTAAGGACCGAGATTGGGTTTGCCTTGACCGTATCGTATCCCCTCATGACGCGGGTCAATTTATTGGGGACATATTTGGACTGCCCGACGTGGGTGATCTTATCGACCGGAATTTCTTGGTTGGTGAAATCCATATTTTCCAACAACGCGCCACGGGTGCCAACGCTGACGAATGGAGATTGTGGCAATTTGAAAGGGGCGGTGTTGTCATATCCAACGCCGGAACCGGGGCCACCTTTGGCGACCACAACGGCACCCGTTTCTTTCCACGTCGGCTCCAACGCTTCCTTGAGGATCAACGCTTCGAGGTTGTTCACATCCGGTCCCATGTTGGACAGGAGTTTTTTCTTGGCGTTTGGATTGAGGACCGGGACCGGTTTGGGTTCCGGCGCGAAATCGCCTCCCCAGCCCTTTTTCATTTTGTTCTCAACCGGTGCGGCGGGTGTTTTTTTCTTAACCTTTTTCATGTCAATCCTTTCCTAATCGAACATCCGTGAGAACGGCGCATCCACAGTTCGGGTGGGCGGGTGAATCGTCGTATTCTTCGCCGTCGCTATCCACAAACGATTCATCGAAACCAACTTCTTGGCCGTCCAATTCTTGGCATATTGCACAGTAGCATTCATCGTAGTGGACCCACGTTCTGAACACTTCGCCCCGGTCGATCAAACCGCCTTTCAGCGTGTTCTCCCAAACGGCACGGCGACCGACCGCCATCGCTTTGGCGGTTTCGGTTCGGGCGATGGTCTTCAGGCGGGATGTCATCAGCCGTTGCGCGTAGGCGTTCGCCATGCGTTCGGCCTGCGCTTCCGGGACACCGCCCTTGGTCATGCGGTCCCGGTATTTGTCCACCGCATCATAGTGCTGCTCCAACAATCCAACGCTGCCAATGAGGCTTTCAGCCACCCGGTTCGTCGTTGTCGGGCGGTTCATCCAATTCTCGATCTGTTTGGAAATGATTGCTTGGCCGTCTTTTGTGATGTTGTTGGTGATTTCATGACCAGCGTTTTTGACGTGTTCCGCAATGACCGGGTTGGTCATGTCAAAACGCGCACCGCGCACGGGGGCGGGAATACCATCGAACGATATTCGAGCCGATTCGGTCGCCGCGCCTTCCAGTTTGTCATACGATTCTTGGAGGTGGTCCGGCAATTTTTGCCATTCAAACATTTTCCTGACGCCGGAATAATCGCCCTTGGCCCATGCGTCCATCATGGCCGATTTGCTGACAGTCCGTTTGAACGACTGAATTCCTTTCGACAGGCTGATCGTGATGGCCTGTTCCATTTGTCGTTGTAAAAGCATCTGCCGCCGAGGCGTTCGTCGCGGTTTCGGTTTCGATGCCTTTCGGACTGTGTAAAAACGGATCATGAGTTCGTCACAATCGGGCTGAGGGTTTGGGTGTCATCCACGGGCGACCGGTCAATCGGTGCGCCATCCGTTGGCGTTTGGACAGGCGAGGATGGAATCTCAACCTGATTCCCATCGGTCGATGATGGTATCTCAACCGGGACGTGTTCTTCCGATTGAGAGTCGATTGCGCCTGAAGGTATCCCGGCAACGTCCAAGAAATGTTTTTCGATTTCCGGGTTTGGGAATAACGGCATACCGGCTTGGGACAACCGAACAACGTAGTTTCCGAGTGCGTCCAGATCGACCGCGCCGATGTCGCCGTGTTTGATTTGTGGATAATCTGACAATTGGAAATCGTTCAACGCGAAAAGACGCGGGATGGCGAACCGGTTGAACACGTCTGCAATCATGTCCAAGAACGACCCGATGGCGGTGCTGAACAGGTTTGTTTTACTGGTCGCCAACGCGAACGAACCGACGTTTTGTTGACCCATCAACATGAAATCGGCCAACGCCGTCATTGCAATCCGTTGGTCATATCGCTGGATGATGGCGTTCGTGTCGAATTGCCGCGACCCGCCCGTAGACAACAGCTTGAATTCGTAGAGTGATTTCCCATTTTCATCGTATTCGAGTGGGAACACCATTCCTTCTTGTTCGTTCCGGCGCACGTTCACCGTCAAATTTTTGATGGCCGCGAGCAAATTCTTTTGGGGAACGGACGCGCCCGACGACAACAATTCAGGCGGAACAAACGCCATTGGCAAACCAGCAAGGTCGCGCTCCACGCCGATGCCTTCGATGTTCTCGATGCTTCGCTTCATGAACCATGAGCGGTAGCACCCTCGAAGAATGGACAAGCCTTCGGGGTTGTTCCGTTCCACGGTGGTCCGAAACAGCAACATTTTTTCAACGGGAATCGTCGTGTGGTAGTAGTGCGGTGGGGCCAATTGTTCCACCCCTTGGATGCCCCCGTGGTCATCGAATTGCCATCGATAGATGGTGTCTTGTGACCGGATGGACAACTTGCGCCACCCGATTCGACCATCGGAATATTTCGACCGCATCCCGGCGTTGAACACGTCGCCGCACCGTCGTTTATAAACGATTTCATGGACAGAATAACCGTATTCTAACATCGTTAGAATTTCATTGATGACATCGTTCCACGTCATGCTCATGTCGTTCATGCAGGACTCAAGGAATTCGGCCGCTTCCTCGTCAAGTTTTTCGGTCGAAGCCGGGTCCACGAACCATTTGACGCGGCGGCATAACATTTTGATGGCGAACAAAATGGACGAAATCACGGCATCGTTGTGCGCCATTTCTTTGTAAATGGCGACGCCTTTCCACCCGATGAGTTCCGGGAGGAATTCGTCATACACAAAACCGGAGAACCGACGTAGGCCGGTTGCGCCGACTTCGCGCATATCAACGATTTGTTGCCCGTCTTCCATCGGGGAAGCGGGGACATCATCATTCTTTGTAACTTTTTCAATCACTGGAAACCTCACCGATTCGGTTGGGGAAGGTATGTCACAAGGGCGGCGTTTCGATGTTTCTTTTCAGCCACATAGGAATTGAAGGCTGGCATGATGTCGTCAAGCGTTCGGACCATCAGCATGATGGAATCTTGAATGGTATGATTTTCTTTGATTCCCAAGGTCACGCGAGTGTAAACACACAAGACCAGCATCATGACCCCCACAAATAGTTTGCCCCTGAACGCTTGGGATGACAGAATGACCACGGGTAGAGAACGAACCACCAATCGAAAGGATAGCATTATGGCCATCAAAGAAACAATGGATGTATTGGATGCGGTCGAAGTTTCGATCAAAACGCTCAAGGAAGCCGTGGCCGATGGTTCCCTCGGATTCACCGACATTTTCAAGGTCGGCCCGGTCGTGGTCGCGTGGAAAGATGCCCTTGTCGGCGTGACCGACATCAGCAACGAGATTCACGGCGTCACGAATGACGATCTGGTCAAAGTCTTCAATAAATTGGCTGAGATCGGCGTTGCCATCAACGAACTGATTCAGGCGTGGCCCAAACCGGCCATCAAAACTCAGGTGTAAACATGTGGTTCAGAATCATCATCTACATGGTCAAATTCCTTGGACCGATTGTGGTTGAAAAGGTTCTGGACTTCGTTTTGGATCAAATCAAAACCGGGCAGACGGAACATTTGGGTCTGCTCGGTTCCTACCTCAAAAACGACGACAAACGCGATGCGCGAGTCGATGCCATAAAACAGGCCGTCGAAACCATCAAAAGCAAATAGGGGTCGAAAATGATCCTGTCTCCGAATGGGGTCAAACTGATCCAAAGTTTCGAGTCGTTGCGATTGTTGTCATACCAAGACGAAAAAGGGGTTTGGACAAACGGCTGGGGACACACCGGACCCGACGTGACACCCGCCCAAACAATCGACCAGAACCAAGCATTTGTGTGGTTTGCCAAAGACGTGGCGTGGGCAGAACGGGCGGTCGGCGATTTGTCCAAGGTGCCATTGAATCAAAACGAGTTCGATGCGCTGGTCAGTTTGGTGTTCAACATCGGCCGGTCACGGCTGGCAAAATCAAAACTCCTATCGAAGCTGAACGCCGGGGATAGGAACGGTGCGGCGGCCGAGTTTTTGACGTTCAGGCTGGTCGATGGACAACCTAGTGACGGGTTGTACAAACGCCGTTGGCAGGAAGCGAAATTATTCACCTCCCGCAACTGATCCCGAGGATTACGCCCAAGGCCGTCAGCCAGAAACAAACGGCCACCACTTTCTCATTAGTGAGAAACCTAATCATTTCGGCCTCCAAGTTCAATGACGCGCTCGTGAATCTTTTCGACCATATCCGAAGTGATCTTGCTCCGGTAGTCGTGTTCAATGAAGGCGTGGTGTTCCTCGGTCGTCATAACCGAGGGTTCCTCGTCCCGCTGCCTCTCGAAACACGTCCGGGGGCACCCCGAGAGCTTTTTGCCGAGTAGGATTTTGACCGACTCCCACAACCCATAGATTATGAGTGCCGCGATGGTTGGCTGGTCAGCTATTGGGATCATCATGTTCCCCCGTCCGTTATCGTCCAAGTATGTGCTGAAATAAGATGGGCACGGGCTGTCGCTGCGGCTGAGGCGGCTGTGTATTTTGTCGTGGAGTTCATGTCAAATAACACGCCCGACTTAACGGCCTTCGCCCCCCACCCAACCAACAACAGATCGTAGTTGGTTTTTGTGTAGGATACCGCTCCAGAGAACATATGGCCCATTGAGGTGACGTTGACGATGTTCCATGACGACAAATCTTGGTTGAACGCTATTGCATCCGAGAACATATAATACATGGCCGTTGCAAGTCCGACGTTCCACCCGCTGATATTCGAGTTGAACGCCGATGCGCCCCAGAACATATCGCTGAAGTCGGTCCCTTTTGCTACGTTCCAGCCGCCGATATTCCCGTTGAATACCTTAGCATCAATGAACATGTTGTTGAACATGGTTACATTGGCCGTGTTCCAACCACTCAGGTCTTGATTGAAATTTGTGCAGCCTTGGAACGCAGACGTCATAACAGTTGCATTAGACATATCCCATAAATTCATATTTGGGACTGATGTTATTTCCTTGCATCCTTGAAAAATATACCCAAAATTAGTGACGCCAGTCAGGTCCGGCTTGTCGGTTGCGTTGACAACCATGTTCCGACAACCGCCGAACCAACCACCCAGATTCCCCGGCTTCCATGGCCCCCAACATTCAATACTAAGAAGGCAATCGCGCTGATCTTGTGTTCCTACACTATTATAATTCCACCCGGTGATGGTGCCGCGTATCGTAACCGTTCTAGGCGTTTCGTCAGTATAGGTGTGGATTGATCCTGCGCCATTATACGTTGTGACGTGAGCCTCGGCAGATCCGTCGCCCCAATTTACATAGTAGTCATACGTTCCACCCGAAAATGTGGGAAGAAACGATTGAACCCAACTTGTTTGATCACGCAGTATGATGTCTCCAGATCCGGCAGTAGTCAGAACAACGTCAACTCCTGATAGTTTCAATTTGATATTGTAAAGACCTTCACCATCCCAATAAATGGTATAGACGTTGTAAACCGTCGTCGTGTTTAGAGGCGAAGGAAGTACTCCGGTAGTCTCCAGCTTAACTGGAGTTCCGTCCGGCAACATGGACGTCAATTCACACCAAATTTCTGAAGTCGGTGGCGATATACTCGGATAGCTCAACAGAGTTCCAGTATGAAGTCCTTTCATAGTCAGAACCATCACCGGTTCAGGCTTTTTCAGTGACCCTTGGACGATTGGCAAACAATGGCTCATATCAGGCCCCCGTGTCGCCCATGAGTAACCATGCCGCGTTTGTTCCGCTGTTGGACAACACCAACAGGTTCACGGCGGCGTTCTTCGCGTATGTTTTGCTCTGCGTGGCTCGGTTCACAAGTGTTCCGCCAGAGGCCGCAGTCATTCCGACTTGACCTGTCGCGCCTTGAATAACCGCGCATTGGAAACCAGCAGAGAGGTTGTTCGGCAACGTCACGGTGATAGGCGAAGCGTTCGACATCACCAACACCTTGCAATCGTCCGATGCTTGAATGGTGTAGGTCGTCCCCGTCTGCCCGTTCAAAACCGCGAGGACTCCTAGAATCGACCCGCCAGTGATGGCTACGTTGCTGTTGTCCACCGCACCTGTGGGGCCGGTGTTTCCAGACGTTCCGGTCAACCCGGTCATCCCGGTATTGCCAATAGCCGCCGTTGCTCCGGTCGGGCCAGTATTTCCCGATGTTCCTTGAGCACCAGTAGGACCAGTATTTCCCGATGTTCCAGTCAACCCCGTGTTGCCTTTAGCGCCCGTTGGACCGGTATTTCCCGATGTTCCTTGAGCACCAGTAGGACCAGTATTTCCCGATGTTCCAGTCAACCCCGTGTTGCCTTGAGCACCCGTTGGCCCGGTATTTCCCGATGTCCCAGTGTTCCCGGCCACTAACGAATCAGCCCCCGTGGGGCCCGTGTTTCCGGATAGACCCGTGAGTCCCGTCATGCCCGTGAGACCCGTGTTGCCAATTTTTCCTTGTGCTCCTGTGGGTCCGACATAACCCGAAGTCGCGCCTGCAGGTCCCGTAGACCCCGTGTTTCCGGTCTCGCCCGTCAGACCCGCCACGCCGCGCTCGCCTGTCAGGCCGGTTGATCCTGCGCCCGTAGCTCCGGTATTTCCCGAGTTACCCGTATTTCCTTGGCTGCCTGTAGGACCGATCTCACCAGTAGGTCCAGTTTCACCTGCTCCCGTAGCCCCTGTGTCACCGCCATGGCCCGTATAACCCTGAGCCCCCGTTGGTCCGGTTATGCCCGCGACTCCAACACCTGTCGCGCCTGTCACCCCGGCATGGCCTGTCATGCCTTGTAAACCATATCCTGTCGGTCCTGCTTGGCCAGTCGCCCCGGTAGGTCCAAAATCTCCAGCATCACCCTTTGATCCTGTCGTCCCGGTTTGACCAGCAACGGTTGACGCCGCCCCCGTGAGGCCTGTCACGCCAACGCCTGTCAAACCCGTATTTCCTGCGGGACCAGAAGCCCCGGTGAGTCCTGTCATACCGCGGACGGTCGAAGCTGCACCCGTGGGTCCGGTCGAACCAGTGTTTCCATCTGCGCCCGTGAAGCCGCGCGCGCCGTATCCTGTTTCTCCTTTGGCTCCGGTCGATCCCGTTAGTCCGAGGTCGCCTTTTTCGCCAGGAAGGCCGACACCTGTTTGGCCAACTGCGCCGACACCCGTAGAACCGATAGGTCCGGTCGGGCCCGTGACGCCAATTGCTCCGGTCGATCCTGAAGGACCGCCTGAAGGACCAGTAGGCCCCGTGTGACCAGTTGCTCCGCCTACGATTGTCCCCACATGAGAGCCTTGGTATCCATCGAAACCGCCGCTTGCAGGGTTGTATTTGGCCGTCATTTTATACCTCGTTGGATGATGGTTCAGTTGTCAACAATAACACTTCCGAGCATTGCATCAATAGCGGCCGATGCCGCTAGTTCTGCTTGCTTCCGAGCGTAACGCCGTACGTTGTCTTCAACCCATTTTCGCATCATCCAGCTCATGTATCTGGCTTTTGACACGGGGTTTACCATCATGGGGTTTGGATCGTAGTTGGGGTTCAGCATCGGCCCATCGTCCAGCGTTTCCTTTGGATCATACTTTGGGTTCATAACGAAGTGTTCATACCCGCAAGCGTCACAGACGGCTTCGATAGCAAAAGACAGAGCCTCATCGCTCATGTTGGCCGTGGCCGAGTCGACAACGTCACCAAAAATTTGGATCTCTATTTTTACCGAGGCCATATTTTTCCCCTTCCCTATTTCGTTGTAATCAATCTCGAACCGATGGTATCGCATTCGTAGTGAATACCGATTTGGTGCATGAAAGCGTTCCCGGTGAACGTGTCGGCCGCGTTGTTGGCGTCCCGGAACAAACGGAAGGCGATCACGTCCCCGATCTTCCGGCCCGTCCCGCTAATGTCGGCAAAGGCCACTAATTGGTGTTGGTTCACAACCCCCGCACCCGCCTGTGTTATGTAGATCGTGCTGGTGGTCGGGAAGGCAGAACCTATGTTCACAATAGAGTATTCAAGACCCCATCGAATGTTTCCCGTGTTGGTCGTGGTGGGACTCCAGTGAACATGAACTGACAGCGCGGTCCCCTCTTTGTAGTCATGTTGCATCTCCAGCGATCCGTGAACCTCCATCGCCGTTGCGCCATCGTCAAACCGCTGGCCATAGACACCGCCAGAGAATGCTGTGACCGTCGGAGCCGATGAGCCAGCGCGAGTTGCCAGCCCCGACATAAATACGTCATTCCAAACGGTCGCCGCGCCAGTCATGTGAAGCGTTCCATCGGTTTCAAAATCGGTGTAGTTGGTGGCATGGTCGCCGAAACGCGCCGTTCCCAATACGTCCAAAGTTGAACTTGCCGCCGCGCTGACAGTCCCTATGCCGACATTCCCCGTGGTACCGTCAACCCGCAGTCGGGCGTTGGCGGCGAGTGTTCCGCCCGTGAACAGAACAACGTCTTTCCCGACCGTGTTGGTGCCG